ATTCCCGCAACGAAGACGGCCGCTATACCACGCGCATCGGCTGGTTGACCACCTCGCGCACGCGCCCGATGATTCTCGACCAACTCTACTCGGCCCTCACGACGCTCGATCCGATCACGGGGTTGCCAGACTACGTGACTCACTCGCCGTTTCTCCACGAGGAGTTGAAGGACTTCACGAAGCCGATGGGCGGGAGTCTCTGGGAAGCGGAGGCGGCGCGGGGGTGCTTTGACGACAGTGTGATGAGCGCCGCCATCACCAACTTCTGTGCGCGTCGGTTGCAGTCGGGCGGACAGGAGTCGATTGAGGATCGGCGTCGTCGTCGGAGTGAGCAGCAGGCGATCTACGCCGACGCAGCGATCCAAGGGGAGACGGGCAAGCCAGACTGGCGTAACTCGCCAGCGACGACCGGGGAAGTCGCGGACTACGATCCGGACGCCCGAGACGCGGTGGAGGAGTCGCTGTTTGATCTGGCGTACGACCCTCGCGCGGTTGATTATTGACGCCCCGTGCTAACATGCCCGCTGGAGAAACGCCCATGCGCGTCACCATCTCGGATGCCCTCGCGGACGAGTACCTCGCCTACGCCACCACCCAGAACGTCTCGCTCGACGCCGTGATCGAGAAGCAACTCAAACGCTTCAAGACCGTGCCGCCAGGGTCCACGACCGTCGTGCTCGGATCGAAGCACCTCGACTTCCTGGCGGAGAAGTTGCATGGCGGGGATGTCCGCTCGGCGGAGGATCTAGTCACCAAGGTGGACCGGCTGGCAGGGATCAAGTTCGAGACGATTGACCTGCGGCTGACGCCAGCCCAGTTGGAGGAACTCGCGCATCGCGCGGAGCGGCAGGGGAAACCAGTCGAGGCGCTGGTGCAGGAAATTTGGGAGAAGCTCTCGGTGGACTTCTTCTACGTGGCGGCGGGAACGCCAGCGGTGGAGGTGTAGCACGCCGCTTCACGATTACGAATGTTGGGCGTGCGGAGCGGTCGAGCGAGATCGGTACGTGCCGATCACGATGCGGGCTTCAGAAGGGTTCTCGCGCTGCTTCCGTTGTGGACAGCCGATGTTCTGGATTCCCCAAGTCGGCCACATGGACGCCAGAGAGCCGTTCCAGCAAAGCACGGTATACGTCAGGCAACCTGACGGCTCCGAGAAGCCGACCGTGATCCACTCTCTCTCGCAGATGCGCCAGATCGAACGGGAGAGTGAACAACGCCAGCGCAACGGCGAAGGCCAGCAGATGGTCTGGCGGGACTACTCCAACGACAAGGGGCATCAGGACCGGCACAGCTTCGCTCCCGATCCGAGTGAACGGCCAGTGAAGTCGAGTCGCGTGAAGGTGACGCCGGTGGATGGTGAGACAGCCGAGGCGACCCCCTACGGGCCAGCCGTGGGCGACCACAACACAAGCGCGTTGGGAGAGTAACGTGGCGGACTTCAGCCCATCATCCATCGCTGATTTGCCGGCAACTACAATCGAGTCGTTGCAGCGGGGTGGCGACCCCCGAACACTTTCTTGGATCAGAGAAGCTATTTCTGAGGGTGACAGAATCAACCGCTCAGACCCGATGTACGACCGCATGGAAGTCGGGATGAACTACGTCGCGGGGATGGGTGCTGGACAGAGTGGCTACGGCGTGGACACCGCTCGGCCCGGGTATCTCCCGCGCATCCAGATCAACGAATCCCGGCGTGTCGTGCAAGGGCATGTCTCCGCCCTGACGGACCTCCGAGCGATCTTCGCCTACAAGGCGACCAACCCCGCGTTCTCGCTGCAAGCTGATCTAGTGAACAAGTTGACCGTGGCGTGGTGGATCACGTCGATGGCGGATCTGGAGTTGGGCGACACGATCAAGTACGCCCTGTCGGCCGGGACCGGTGATCTGATCACTGAATGGGACCCGCACTGTGGGTTCTACGGCGACATTCGGATTTCGGCCAGAGATGCGCGGGACACGATCCCGATTCGGCCGGCGGTGCACTCCAAGGCCGTCTCGGCGTGGGAAGGGTTGATCCTTCGGGAGTCGCACACCGTCAATGCGCTGGCGGGTCTGTACCCGACGATGGCCCCCGTCTTCCGGCCGTCCACCGATTCGCTGCTCTCAACCCTGATGGGCAGAGTGCGCCAGTTCGCGGGACGGTTGGTGTCTCCCGCGGCGGATACCCTCTCGGGTCTCAACGTCCCGGCCGCAGCCTCTCGGGTCCGGTCTGGCGAGTGCCTGCTTTACCGGACGTACCTCACCGACCGCACGCGGAACCTGACGCAGAAGTCGATCCCGATGGGCACGCCAGGGTCGTCCTGGGCCTATCTGGTGCCCCCAGGCGGGTACTTGTACCCGTTCAAGCGGTTGATCGTCTCGACGCCAGAGGCGTTGCTCTACGACGGTCCCAACCCGTACTGGCATGGGACGTACCCAGTCTCCAGACTGAAGCTCTGGGCGTTACCGTGGCACTTCCTCGGGGTGGGGCTGCTGAACGATCTGCTCCCCCTCCAAGACTCGATCAACCAGTCCGCCCGGGACATCGAACTGGGGATCAAGAAGTGGATGGACCCAGCGGTCGTCTACAACCGGAACGCCGTGTCGGAAGCCTTCATGCGGACGTTCGACCCGCGTCGGCCAGGGGCGAAGATCAAGTTGAACTACGAGGGGGTGAAGGACGGGTTCAAGTTGCAGGACGGTCCCCAGCCGCAGGTGCTGGCGCTGGCGATGCAGTACCTTCAGTTCCTCATCAGTAAGTTCGACGACCTATCGGGAACGCCTAACCTTCATGAACTCCTCGCGCTTCGCCAACTGCCAGGGGCGGACACGATTCAGCGGTACTGGGAAGCCTTGACGCCGGAACTGCGTCAAGAAGGTCGCCAAGTCGAAGCCTTTTTGCGTGACGTCGCCGAGCAAGCGAAGGTCTTGCGCTTCCAGTACGAGTCGAACGCCAGACGAGTGGCGGTGCTTGGGGATGCGGGTACGCTCTTGGAGGACTTCGACTTCGATCCCGAGGTCATGGTCCCGGCGATGACAAAGGGTGAGCCTGGGTACCATCCCGATCTCGACAAGGCGAAGCCGAGGGACGAACGCGCCAAAGCCTTCCACCGTGCCATCGTCTTTACCATCGCGCCGAACTCGATCCTCGCCATCAACGCGACCGAAACGAAGATGATCCGGCTGCAACTCTCCAGAGCCGGCCTCTACGATGCGTGGTCGCTGGCCGAGACGTTGGAAATCCCGAACTACGGTCAGCCGCCAGCGATCCCGTTGCCTCCGCTGAAGCCGGAGGTGGCGATGCAGGAGTTTCAAGCGGCGATTGCCTCCGCCGACCCGCAGCAGATTCAGGCGATCACGCAAAAGTACACCCTCGAACCTGCGACGGGACAGTTGCTCGAAATGCGCGTGCCGCTCACGGTGACGGAACGGCTAGTAGCCATGAGGCAAATGGGGCTTGGAATGACGGAGAACCCGAGTGGCCGCAAGGCCAGTGGGCAAGAGCCGCCTCACATGGCCCAAAAGTCAGATGGACGGACAACCATCGAGGAGTCGTCTCACAAGCCCGGGCCGAATTCCAACAACGACTAGATATGCGTCCACGTCAGACGATGCACGATTGCGAAGATGGCATACTTGGAAACGCCATACTCGCGCGCCAGTCCGCGCAAGGACGTCGGACTCGACTCACCCGCAGTGCCGGGGGCATAGACTCGGCGGATTTCTTTCACGGCAGGTTCTTTCAGCTTCGAGCGTCCGATACGTTCACCACGGAGAATCTCTACACCTGCCAGTCGGTACGGCGCCCATTGCCGACCCCGCATTACTTGTTGACGCGAGTTTTCCTTGCCCGTGCCGAAACTCAAATGGTCCGGGCGTACACAGGTCGGCGTGTCGCAAGAATGCAGGACATGCATCCCTGGTGGAATCCCGCCATTCATATACCCCAGCAACCAACGTGCGGCGCGATGGTTTGTCCCGCCTTGCCAGAAGCGCCCGTAGCCGTCGGGATAACAGTCTCCAATCCAGAACCAACAGCCTTCCGTTTTGTAGACCCATTTCCAGAAGCGTGGCAGGGGATCGGCCAGCGGTTTGGGCGTGCGAACGTAGACTCCAGTAGGCATCTCTTTGCTCCTGCTGGTCATTATACCGAGTAGCGATGTCTACTCAAACCGACGCCTTCCTCGCCGCGCTCGACGGAACCAAACCCAAGCTCTCGTTCGCGGAATTCCTGAAACTTATTCACGCGCAGCGGTACACTGGACCGATCACGTTCCACGTCTTCTCTGGCGTCCCCACGTCGGCCGAACTGCCCCGCGATCCCGTCCAGATTCGCCTCGACTCGCACCTCCCGCTTGACAGCGGGACCTAGCAGAGCAATCACTTCGTAACGTGTGTTAGGCTATTGATGGACCGAAACCGACTTTAACCCATGAGCGCCTAGTCGGTGCGCTGTTCAAAGGAGCGTCCGTGGTGTATCAGAATAAGTTCGTCGTCGCCATCAAAGTCAACGGCCACATCCTCAGAGAATCTGGCGACCGTGTCACCTTGCCATTTGGCTCTGAGTATTCCGTCTTTATCAAAAACCTCAACGCCGTACGCGCCAAATTCAAACTCTCCATCGACGGCACGGATGCCACCTCTGGCACATGGATCGTTGTTGGCGCGAATAGCTCAGTCGAGATGGAACGGTTCATCCATGACCACAACTGGGCGAGTGGTAATCGTTTCAAATTCATCGAGCGCACGGCCGAGATCGAGCAGCATCGTGGCGTGCAGGTTGATGATGGCCTTGTACGTGTTGAGTACCAGACGGAGGTTGTGCGGCAGATTGTCCCAGTACCCGAGTACGTGCCCTATGACGTGCCGGTGCCCTACTACCCCTACCCGCATCCGTGGTATCCACCGCGCTATCCGCGTCCGCGATTCTTCGGATCGCTTCAGGCTACTGGTCGGTCACTTCGCCCGAGCGGAATGACGGCGAACTATTCCGCGCATGTTACGAACTCAGCCGACTCGCCCACGCTCGATTCGTGCTCGGTTGATGTCGGCATCACCGTGCCGGGGTCGATCAGTCAGCAACAGTTCGTAGCGGTAAGCGACTTCAAGACGGGAGCGAGTGAGGTCATCGTTTTGCATCTGCGCGGGCAAATTGCGGGCGCTTCCGTGTCGCAGCCTGTGACAGTGCAGACCCGACTGACGTGCCAGACCTGCGGCCGGACCAGTAAGACCGGCCAGTTCTGTGCAAATTGCGGCACGGCCTTGGTGGTGGTCTAAGGCACGTGAGGGCGAGGTTGATCACCTAGCCGCTTGACAACGGCCAGTAATCGTCTCCATACTCCTCGCTGAACTACCCCGTTGAGAGAGCCGCGCCGAATGGCGTGGGCTGGGACTCAGCGGTTGGCTCACTCAGGCATTCTGCATGCTGCCTGCGTGGGCCTTTTTCTTTGTGGGGCGCAGATGCCGCTACACAACGTCAAGGACGCGATGCACGAGTTCGGGGAGAAGTCCCTGCACTCGGGCAAGGGCGGTCCCGTTGTGAAGTCACGGAAGCAAGCGATTGCGATTGGCATCTCCTCACAGCGTCGGTTCCAGAAGAAGTCTCGCGGACGGTCCCTCCGGAAAGGACACTGATCATGGCGGTAGGCACGATGGACAAGCCGACGGGTCCGACTGGTCTTCTGAAGTCTGGCAAGACCGGCTTCAAGTCCGGTGGGAAGAAGACGCTGGGCAAATCGGGCAGCATCGTCGGCTCTCCGATGAAGGTCGTGCTTGGGCGGAAACTCTCGCGGAGCCGATGATGGCCTTTCCCCGTCCGCCCATTCCACCCGTGCCGCCGCTACCCCGCATGGCTCCGCCTCGCATGGTTGGCCCACGACCGCCGATTCGTCCCGTGCAGGGGCCGCCAAAGATGAGCAAGGGGCCGGTGTCTGGCGGGTCGATGCGCCGTCCACAGAGCAAGCCGCTGTCTCGACGAGGCTGATCCTATGATGCCCGCTCCCGACACGATCCCCGGCGACTCGATGCTCAATCAACCGCCACCTTCTCCAGCGGTGGCGACCGGACAGAACCCCGGCGTGCCCCTCGGCTCCTTGGTGCCGCCGATCCCAACCCATCAACTGCCGCCCGAGGTGCTGACTGGCATCCTCCAGGCTGGCGAACAGATTTCGCAGATGTACGACAGTTTCGCCCAAGCGACTCCGGATCTCGCGACGGATTGGGCGGCAGCGAAGAACGCGCTGCTCTCCGCGATGAGCAAAGTGTTGCAGGCAGGGGCTGGCCCCACCTCACCCACGTCCACGGGACCGCAGTTCCCCGGGGGTGGGATTGATCGAGGTGGGATGCCTTCGGCGTCGAGCAACGGGTAGGTGAGCCATGAGTGACAAGATCGCGCTCGGCAAGCAGTTTCTGACCGATCTCCTCGCCCGGATTCCGGAGGAGCAGCGCGCGGCGTTGCAGCCCTTGGTGGACGTGGAGGAGATCGCGGCGTTCGCGGGCGACGGAGTACTCCGCCAGCAGGACTACTCCCGCACGATGAATGCACTGTCGGCCAAGCACCAGGAACTCACCGACTGGTACGAAGCCAACAAGGCGGCGCTCGACGCGGCAGCGAAAGGCCGCACCGGGGATCCCGCCCCCCAGCCCACCGGGCTCGACATGAAAGCGGTGGAGGAACTCGTGAACAAGCGGGAAGAGGGCGTGGCGGCCTACATGGCCGCGACAACCGATCTCGCGCTCAAGCATTTCCAAGAGTTCGGCGAACGGCTCAACCTGACCGACCTGCTCGGCGACCCGGAGGTCCGGAAGATCGGCATCCTCGGGGTGTACGACCGCAAGTACGCCGCCAAGTATCAGGAGAAGGCCAGCAAGGCCGAAACGGATCGCGTGGAAGCGAAGGTGGCGGAACGGCTCGTGGAGGAACGCAAGAAGTTCTCCTCGGCCGCCCCCTACCCCGTGTCCGCTCACGATCCCTCGCCTCTGGATGTGCTGGAGTCCCCCAACCCCGGCGCGGAGAAGTTCTCGCCCCAAGCGTTGACCGACGAGTACAACCAGTTGGTCGCGCGACGGCAGACGCTCCCGGCCTAATCTGAAGGAGGCCAGCAGTGGCCATTCTGCTCGACGAAGTCAACACAGTTGCCACGAAGACGATTCAGCCAGGAATCGTGGACAACTACTTTAAGGCGGGGCCGTTGATGGCCTACTTGAAGAAGCGGTTCACCCGCAAGTGGACCGGCCCGCTCATTCAGGAGAACTACGAGTACGCCGCGATGCGGGGCGGCGCGTACAAGAAGGGCGCCAGTTTCAACACCCAGCGCCGGCAGACGCGCACGGGCATGTTGTTCACGCCCAGGTACTACCAGTGCAACGTGACCGAGTTCCTGGAAGACCTCGAAGTCGAGATGGCGGGTCCGACCGCCATGTTCTCGGTTCTCAAGGCCGATCTGGCGAACGCGGCGCTCACCCTCTCCGCCATTCTCGAAATCGCCTTTTTCCATCACGGCCAGAACGTCGGCGGCAACGACCGCACGGCCGAGATCAACGGGTTGGAAGAGGCGCTGACCGACGGCACGAACGTCACCTGGACTGGCGCGACCTTCCCGACCTACGGCGGCCAGCTTCGGGCCTCGGTGGCTCCGGCGCTCAACTCGCCTGTTGGTTTGGTGGGTCCGTCCGTGACCACGACCTCGTTCCGGATGCTGGAGCAGTCGTTCCAGTCCTGCGCGATTGGGGCGGAACGGCCGAAGCTCGGGATCACGACCACGCGCGGCATGGGGTTCATCGCGGAGACCTTCTCGCCGCAGCAGAAGATCGACGTGCTCGATCCCGAGATCAACTGGCCGGGGATGAAGTTCAACACCGCCACGATCGTGCAGTCCAACTACTGCCCGGGCGCGGATGGCGTGGTTGACCCCGATCTGGGCGACTACTACAACGCCTCGGAAACCTTCTGGTGGCTGAATCCCGGCCCAGTCGGCGACGATGCGTTCATCCGGCTGTTCATCGCGGCCTCCCCGAAGTTCGCGTTCGGCTTCACGGGCTTCAAGGGCGCGCGGGACGACAACCAAGTCAGCGGGCAGATTCTGGTCGCGTGCAATCTGACCGTGCGGGCACCGCGTTTGTCGCGCGGCCTCTACGGCATCACGAAGTAACGGGAGGAATGGGATTATGGCCAACGTCAACTTTCAGCAGACCCCGTACCTCCAGTCCGGCTTGCCGCAGACCGAGAACCGTCCACCGGACGGGTACTCTGGCGGCCAGCTTGGGATTCGGTTCACCTTCAACGACCCGGCGGACTCGCAGGTCGGGAAGCGGTACCAGCTCATCCAGGCCGACTCGGTCATGGACGTGGTGCCGTACGCCGGGGCGGTCGCCTACTGGCTGCACAACAGCGGCTATCTGGTGACGACCGATGTGTCCCTGGCTGGCCGGGGCAACGTCGCGGGCGTACTCCTGCACGCGCTGGACCTCGGGAATGTCGGGTGCATCCAGATCGGCGGGCGGTGCGACACCGACATCGACACGGGCACGCCGGACGCCACGGGCCTCATCGTGATCCCGTCGGCGGCAGACGGCAAGGCCACGGCGCTGGCGGCGGCTTCGGCGGCGACCTATCCCCCGCTCGGGGTGACGGTGTCGGCGACGCCCACGTCGGGGACGCTGTATCCGGTCGAACTCCAGCGGCCGGGCCGCGAGTAGGAGGATGCCATGACGGTAGACCTCACCATCGCCCCGGGCCAAGTCGAATCGACCGTCCGGCGACAGATCGCGCAGGTCACGGGACCGGCGTCGTATGCCACGGGCGGCGAAGCCCTCGACCCCGGCGACTTCCGGATGGGCAAGGTGTTTGTGGTCCTCGGGTGCATCTCGGACCTCACGGACATCATCCAGCCCTTCTACAACGCGGCCACGGGCAAGCTCCTGTGGTTCGCGGATTCGAGTGGCAACGAGGTGGGGAACGGCGCGGACATCTCCACCTTCGCGGGGCCGCTCGAAGTCGTCGGGCAGTAGGTTCACCACAGGCAGGGGCGGCCCCACTGGGGGCCGTCTCTGCCGCTGGGTGTGTCTGAATGGCTGCCACCACCTTCTACGACCTTTGGATGGGGATGCGCCTGTATGTCCCCAACGCGAGTGCGTTTCTCGTCCAACGCTGGATGCGAAATGCGTTCAGGGAGTTGGCGGATCGCCGCCAGTGGTCGTGGCAGTTGATTCAAGGGCAGTT